CCGCCACTCCAGAAATAAGATGTTTGGTTTCCTGCGTCGTTTGGAGATTGGGCATGAAGACAGGCGGACGGGAGGAATCTTCCGTTCTGTGGATTCCATATGCTAGGAAATACCCCAACTCCACTGAAAGAACCTCCTGCTGCCCACGCGCCCGGGAAGGCGGAAAGAGTGTAACTACTATGAAGCTGGTCCATGTCGGACTGGATAGTGTTTATCACTTCCACATCCATAATCCCCGACCAAGCCACTCCGGGCTCATCGGTGCCGGGGATACCTTTTCCGTCAGTACGGGTGCTGTAATAAAAATCCTCGATTCCAGAACCAACATATATCTTGTTAAGAACATGAAAGGGTGCGAATTGACGGAATATATCAACAATAGCAGGAATTCCTTTACGGCCTATCCTTGTTCTAGCTAGATTTGTGTAATCATTAGAAGAGAAGTCGAAAGCCGATAAATGGAACTTAGAGTTAACTACAGAAGATTTGGAATTCCAATAATCAAATACACTCATACTTTCCAAATCGCCATTTCTTATTACCTGTTTGTAATTGAATGGCAATTGTAAGGAGGAAGTCATGAACTTGAAGGCGTTGTTTACCCCCCACCCAGGCTCAGTAATTCCATCTACATTTTTAATAGAAACACCACTGGCTATGTATTTCGCAACACTATTGGCAGCAGAGGCGGCTACACCACAACCCGCTTCCTCATATGTTCTTGCTAATATTGAGGATACACTACGAACAAAACGCTCAGTCTGTGGACCAGCTTCACAATTTTGGTAAAACCTACTTTCCTCCCACGGAGGTATTGTTAAATAAGCGTCACGGTACTTGTACCCTGGCGCTACACCTCTGCTCTCCTGCGCTTGCCAAAATCCTGTATCTTTATAGGGAATTCCACCAATCTTCATGTAGTTGTAGTGGTAATTTAAAAGTTCTAAAACTGCATCCACAGCAAAACGAACATTTATATCTTTATCATGAGGATCATAATTCCTTACAGTTATAGGAATACCAGACGCAGCGAGGGCTTGTTTCCAAGCTGATCTAAATTCTAGGTACTTAGCATTGTCCTTACCTAAATCAGTCTCTGTTTTTAGGGTATAGTAAATAAGGTTTGGTATGTAGGATTCCCACAACTCTTGTAGACCCGATACAGGAGCTACCGGGTTGTACACAGAAGACGGGATGACCATGTTAACCGCGTTTGTTAAAGCCTGTTTTGTACCTTTAGCTTTATAGAGATAAATAGCTTGCTTTAATTGGTCACGCCATTTGTCGGGATCCGTAGAGAAAAATGTCCACCCTAAATATCTTCCTAGATATTGTAAAAATTCATCCGGACACTGTTCGATATCTAGCAAATACTGTACGTCTCTGATTGAGGTTTGGACATCATAAAATCCATAGGCAAGAGCCTTAAGCATTTTACCCATAGGACCAGCATTTTCCATCCTATTAACGTTAAATCCTAAAAGAGACGCATTAACAACATCTCTAAAGTAGAGAGAGTTTGGGTCGTCTTCGTTTACCCATACACTAACAAGGGTATCCAAGGCGCTTACAAGCTGTCCTCCGGACGCGTAGTAATTACCAGCTTTTCCGGGAAGAGGGGTATACGTAGAAGATAGGTTGTTAAAGGGAACAGGTAAGTAGATGTCTCTGATCCGCGACCACCCCGTACCGCTTCCTTTCGCATTGGTGTACATCCATTTAAACAAATTTCGTACACCATCAGAGGTTTTAATTCTCTTTCCATAATAAGTATTATCCAAAAGGGAACTGTAAAGAAAAGAACTTACTGGAACTGAATTTGAATCAACGATGCTTCCCGGTGTGTTTAGGAAATATACCCAACCAAGTTGATCTATCAAAGTGTTTGCGACACCTGACATCGTGGTTACCGCAGGGTCTACTATTGAACTAAAGCTGCTACCAAAAAATTCACTAACATTATTAAACTCAGTATGTGGGAGTGCGGAAGTTAAAAGAAAATTAGAAAATTCTTCTTTGTTCCTAAAACTTCCAAACGTTTTCCCTAATGGTCTAAGAACGTAATTTTCGTAGGTCGCAGGGGTTACATTAGTTAAATTATTAAAAGGAACGCAGTATGGTACAAATGATTCATTCCCACTAAAAGCGGACGACTGTAGATTGTAGGTTGTCGGTGCTCCAATAAGACTGGAAACATGGCTGGCTAAATGAAGGATAGAGCCCAGGACTCTATATTGTAAGTCCTCCTCCGACCCAAACAGATTATACTCCGTTTGTTCGTAGTACTCAGGAACTATACGCTTAATTACTTCAATATAATTAGCCTTAAAATGTTCCTGTCCTGCACCTTTATCCGACATCGTCATTGTTATACAAGCTCCGTACTGAATTCAAAGTTGTTTAGTTGTACAATTTCATTAAAGTTTACGAATATATTTTCAGGGAGATTATCTACTTTAAAAAATCTAATCTCTGGTACAGTTAACATAAAGTTATTAACATCCGACATACTTAATTTCTGTCCGAACGCCAGATTATCCACATTAAAATACTCAAGGAGTTTGTCTGCTGCTTTTTGTTGAATGGAGTCAATGAACGACCTGTTAGATTTGTCGATATAGAGGGTAGCTACCATATCTAAAGTTCGTACTACGCCATCCGAGATCACGACGTCATCCGTAAGCATTTTGTAGTCCTGGAAGTAATCTAATAACTCTTTCTTCATAGCTACAGATGCTCGTTCGAGTTGAGTATTAGAGGCTTTGGATAGCACGAATAAATCAATTATGTTAGCAGCAGCTCCATTAGTTCTCAGGGAAGCCATACATTTAGCGGTTGTTCCTCCAGTTCCCACAAAAGAATTAGCTAAAACATTATAATCTTCTCCAGTAACGGCTCTATACTGAGTCCTGAAGAAATATGGGGCGTATCTCTTGGCATGAGCCACAGATTCGGCGGCAGTTCCCCCGGAACCTTTAGTTGTATTCGTCAATGTACCGTCTACAGGGGTAACACCATTAAAACATGTGATAGTTGTATCCAGTGTCCCTTTCGCAATATTACCATTACCTCCCCCTCCCGTTCGATAAGTGACTACAAAGGTAGTTCCAGGAGTGGGTAGCCTCCCCCTCACCCCATCACCAAAAGTAAGAAGAGCTCCAAATCCTCCGGTGTATGTTTTTTCAAAAACAGGTTGAGTGCCTCCTGAAGCCAGAAACAAATTACTAATTTCGTTGTACTGGGTTCCTCCCACTCCTTCCGTGGAGGATACCCCAATACTCCCTTCTATAACTGGACCATCAGTAATCTCAAAAGTCTGTCTGGTTTTTAAACCTCCTCGGAATGTTCCACTATCTACCGCGAATGCTCCTTCAACTAAAAATAATCCACTGGCGTATTGGGAACCGCCAAAATCAGCTAACGGTATTGATAAATCTTCGTGGAATAGGTCAAGGGAGCCATCGTTTTGCTGCCTAGTAACAGTGTACGTTACAGGTGCATTGCTTCGTTGGTTAGTTACCTCAACGCTTCGGTCCGCTTTATTAATCGTGATGCCAGCAGTGTCGATTACTACATCATCAGGGAGTGTTAGCAATCCCGTAGCTTTTGATGCGGTGGGTCCCTTCATACTTACACCGATGAGTTGGAGTAGTCTGTTCAGGTTATCCTCACTCTTGACGGTGTCAATATACATTTCGTTAGCTGTCATGTCAGCGCGTAAAGCAAGAACTGAGGACATGTACGCAAACATTTCAAGTAACATCTGACCTAAGTCCGAGGCTGCGAAGTTGTTGTATTCCAGGGGATATACTGATTTTAGATAATTTTGTAAGGCTGTTCTATACTCATCAAATCCATTGATGTTATAATCGATAAGGTCAGATTTTCTATCGTCGGGAACCTGTCCTAATTTCAAGAAATCGGATTCAATGGTTCCATCAAATCCAGAGACATTGTACAGTCCCTCAAAGAAACGGGAATAGTTGACATTAGTTGGCATAATTATACGAGAACCTCCACCAGTTCTCCATTTAGTAGATCATCTTTCGATGTAATATAAAGTTGTACCTTTATGGTATGTCTTTCAAAGTCAGGCGTGATTTCAACACGCTGAACAATAACCCTTGGTTCATACTTCGCGATTACTTGTAAAATTTGTTTTCTTAAAGAACCTACGAGATCCTCAGTTAAAGGTTCAAATACAGAAGCTCGGAGATCAGTGCCATAGTCAGGTCTCATAACCCGAGCACCTCTTCCAGTCATAATCAACTGCATAACACAATCTCTTAAGGACCGAATATTTTCATTTTGAGCTACATACCCCCCAATGCCATCATTCCTCATAGGAAAGGCTACCCCTAGGATTCTATTCTTAGAAACACTTTTTACATAATTTAAATCAAAGTTGGGCATCGTTAGGGGGTAGGTATTAAAATATTTTGAAAAAATCCTTTTTGGCTATCAAAATTACGTTTAGCTTCACTAGTAGTTAGAGGTCGAGCATAAATCTTAAAACTTCCAACAAATCCATCTAGACCACTTCGAGGGATTTTTTTTCTGTCGGAAGCTGATCCTCCTTTACCACCTGATAAAGGTGGGGTATGCTGACCTACGATATAATCTCCCCGGGTTCCTATAGTTATAGAAGATACAGAAGCGCCATATTGAGTATTTTGGTGAATGTTGTTAGTATTGCTTCCTAAGAAACCTTGAGGTCTATAGTTCGTTCCTGGAACTATAGGTATATTATCGCTGTACCCTCCACCGATGATCCAGGGAGTGAACACTGGGAAAGCTACTCGTTCAGGCGTACACCTTTCATCGTAAACGGTATTTCCTAAAAAGCTCTCAGTCATCGGATCGTTAAAGTAAACTTCAGCGGATTCATCCTCTAACTTCATCTGTACGGCAGTAGGTAAAACTGTATCATCGGGGTTTCCTCCAAAAACATTGCTTAAGGAAGAAGTTGTAAGTAACTCACCGTCAAAATTAAAATCTACTTTATTTCTTTTATAATCAAAAGAAACATTAATGTGATGGTATGCCGAGCTAACGTCTTTAATCCCAAATCCACTCGATGTAAGTATAGAGCTAGGGATGAACATTCCCACCTGTGTGATTTGGTCAGGTTGGGGGGTAACCCCGGCAGACGGATCCCATTTTTCAGCAATGCATACACTGTGACCCCATGTGGTATCCGGCGTAGTCGCATAAGATTGATTCTGACCTACAGTGGGCGCAATGCAAAACTCTAAGCCACTTGAATACCAAGCCCCACTGTCTGTGGGAGATCCTCTATCTCTCCAACCCATTATCATACCTATAGTTCGAGAAAAATTAGTCCCTCCTGCGGTTAAACCCTTCCCTTGACTAACATTAGATTGAGTTGCACCAGTAATGAAAGGAGCGGATGTGGGACCACTATTTTCGCTTGCTAACACTAGTCTATACCTATGATTATCAGTCATGTCCGTATGGACATTAGGTACGTAAGCCCAAAAATCCAACGTTACTCCTTCCTGGCTATAGAATAAGTTGTCCAGAGGTCTTACCCCATAGAAAGGAAGGTTAGGCTGTAGGATATTATAATTCTTGGTTGAATTTGGTAATCTCACATATGAACCTTTGATATCCTCCCAGGTGGTGTTCATGGATGCTTGTTCGTCAAAAATAGTCCCCCCAAAATAAGCCTGTCCCACTCCTGAGGGGAACACAAGTGATTTATCGTACCCCACTAATTTCCCGTCCATGCGATCCGAACCTTCCGCAGCGTTATTCAAAGCGTATAAAGTTCCAGAGGGTTGTGTTACTGCGTCGGGATCGAGAAAATTGTAGCAAATTAATAAATCGTCAGACACAATATCATCAGTTAAGGATTTATATAAAGGAGTGGTGGCACTTAGGCTGGCTGAGGTTTGTCGGTGTGTCCAGTCCCCTAAACCAATGGGGTCTACACCCAAATTACCAATGGACCCCATTGGTTGGTTCGCCGGAGCCACGACATATTTAGCTTGGTATGGTGCAATAATAGTGTCTAGATCCTCTGAAAATAAGGTTAATTTTTTCTGTACGCGGAGGGGAATATCCGACTGCTTTAGATAAGAAAAATCATTGATGGGAATTCGAGGGATTTCTTTCCAATACCCTACTAGCGCTAAAATATTGTCAGTATCAGGGTAATCTATTATTTTTTTAGTTTTGGTATTATACAGAACTGTTTGACCACCTTCTAAAGTGTAGAAGGTTGAACTTTTAAGCGCATCCGTTAAGTCATCGTACTGTAACTTATACTCAAAAGCTTTTCCCCTCGGGGCTTCATACTGAAAGAACATGCCTTCTCCTAAGGGATGAGTTCTATTTGTTACTATAAAAGCGTCCCTACCGAAAAGAGCCGCGATTGTAAGCTGCCTGGTGCGCTTCTTTATTTTACTATCATATACAGACGCTACAGCGCCTAGCTGCGCAGTGTAAGACTGGACGATAGCGTCTGTCGAACCATATCCATTTGATAAAACCTCGGCAATGTATCCGGATACCTCACTCATATGCGACATTTTATCATCTTTAAACTGCTGAACGACATCATCATACTTAATAAACGAATCAACCCTAGGGTTTTCTTTCTCATATGCCCTATTTAAATCAAAAATTGAATCGACTGTACTTTCTGCGTCTTCCTCAGTGAACGACAAGCCCCGACCACCAATGTTAGAAGCATATTGAAGATTCGCCATCTCTGGTGTTACCGGATCAGGAAGAATCACGGGGACATCCGAGGTCCGTGAATTGTAATATAACCCATCTCGTGACAAAACAAATTGATTATTAGTAGAGATTGGGGGACCGAAGTCTAAGTCGAAAATAGGATCTACATCAGACAAGGTTCCGGATACTTGAGCCTTCAATGTTTTTAATAGTCTTTGATTCTCTACAAAAGGCGCTATAATTTGCGTTTTGATGATCTCTTCATTGGTATCCATAGCGGCGGTTATCTTCTCTTGACTAGAGGGTGGGAGCTCTTCAAGGTCGATTGCGGAAAAGTTTAGTACTGGGTTGGGAAGTTCCCCCGTCGCTCTTTTTTCTACAATATTTATGGCAGCATCTCTAGCGGCGGATAAACTAGCAATTTGTGCTGCTAAATTCGCTGCTGCCATTGCATAGCTGGCGATTTTACCTAGTGTTATACCGCTCGGTTTGGGCGCCATCGCGGCAGCCGAGTAGTACTCGTTTACTTCCGAGGCCATGTCGGATATATCCCCGCTAGATGTATCGGGTGGAACGGTACCTGGGGCGTAGACGGGTGCCCCTGTAGGGTTCGTCTCTGAATCGTTGAGTAGGGTTGCTCCGTTCGCGTCCGTTACTGCGGGATCAATTAAACTCCGCTGATTTTCTTCAGCAGCGGGTCCGCCATTGTTAGACACCTGAACCTTTCCAGAGTTCCAAGTCGGGATCGTGTCTTCTCCCTTCAATTTCGCCGTTTGGGCTTTAGTAGTTTGTAGTGCAACCTCCTTGGTTGCTATGTCCAAAGTAAAAGAATTAGCCAAAGCCGTTAATGCCTGGTTAGACAGTAAGTTAAAAGATTTCACAGAAGGTATTATCATTTGTCTATTTTATTTAGGTTATTATTCCGGTACACCAAATACGACCATTTGTTGTCCATTATATGTTACACCCGGAGCCAGAGAGAGTTCGATGGGTGTGCCAGGGATCGGGTATGTTACCAAAACCCGAGGACCCGTAATGGCTTGGATCCCTGAGTCCGTGTTCACTTCAAGATTAATCCCACTCATGCCCGAAACGTTAACGTCGTTAGAGTTTATTTTAACCGCAGTAGAACTCTCAACATTAACCCCACTATCCCCCACAACGTTAACGGCTTGGGAATTGAGGTTAACCGCATTCGCGCCAGCCACGTTAACGGCTTGGGAATTGAGATTTATGAGAGAACCGGTGCTGATATCGGCATCCAAATCTAACTGATTTCCAGTCATCTGAACCGTTGGACCGTTTATGGTTATTTTATCAGGGCTTACCTCGATACTACAACTACCACACTGTAAGGAAATCCCACTCTCTGCATTTAAGGTGATATGTCCATTATGGGCAGTAAGGTCCACATTTCCCGACCCTAAATTATCAATTGAAAAATTATGAATGCTCTTATTACTAATGGTATGGGATATGGAACCCGATTTTGTATCAACCTCTACGTTTCCGCCAACGCTGGTTATGATGGAGTTATCCGTTACACCCATATACCCATCACTTGTAATTCTTACTTGGTTACTATTCTCATCTATAAGTAGAATATTCCCTCCCCCCGCCGCAGCGGGAGCGTCACTGAGAATGACTCTCTTGTTTCCTCCTGATTTTAATTTTATTTCATTTATTTGTCGTTCAGGAGTATTTTTATCCGACATAGTAAGACCATGTCCCTTAGGATGTTTTAATACGAAAGAATCAGGCAAATAGTTATCCCTATAGACATCCGATTCATTCGGAACTCCATAACCTACCTCAGGGGTCGTGGGAGTTGGTTCTCCGTTATCCATTACTTCGTTTTTGGGAAGTTGGGTCGCCTCACCCAGTATGTAAGGTTGAGTTTTAGTATTAGGAAGGTCTCGTTGTCCAGCTGCATATAAGCATCCAAGCCAAAAGTTCTGGTTGGGAGTTTTTCCAATGAGTACAGTTGCTCCTATTCCGGGAACCGCGAAAAACCCATACCCAGCACCCCCAATGGGAGATACGTAGTCACACTCCTGCGGACCATCGGGAAAAATGCCTGAATCCACCTTGATCCTACCTGCCTTTTCAGTATCAAGGGTCTGCGTAACTATTCCTAATCCAAAAGAGAAGCTTCCGGTACCGGTTTGAGATGCGATCTCCTCTTGAACCGGAGTTTGGCCACCAAGGGTAGTCAAATTTTGAAATACATATGCCAGGGCTTGAGCCAATTGAGACTCGTTACCCAGGTCGGCGATTGCTTTTTGGAGTTCGGTTACCATTATCTTGTGTCCTTTATATTAAGTTGGCTTTCCTTAGGCTGTTTCTGCACAGTAAGCTCAGTTATGAATCCGTGTGAGGGATTAAGGCGGTGTTTAAATCCGATTATGCTATACACTCCACTCAACCAGTGTTGCGCTCCATTAGCTAGTCGAGGATCGTAATACTTAAGCACAACTCGTCTGCTTAGGAATTCCGACGCAGGGTCGTCAATTTCTGGGATACCCAAGGTCGTTATTTTAAGCTTGAAACTTTCCTGTTGCATAGCAATAGAGTAATTGTAAGCTGTGTCGACCATTTTATCAAGCCGTTCTTTATCACCTAGACGACTTCTAATACCCTCCAAATCCACACGTCGTCGCAAAATCCTTTTTTTTATCTCTTTCTTTTCCAATGTACCTTTATGCACCATAAGGACCTGTGTAGTAAGAGTATTATCTTTACCATCAATATCTGCATCCGGAAAAAGAAGATTTAACCATTTATCGTTGGCGACAAGACTAGCCAACATTCTTACCTGCTTGGCTGCATTCGGGGTTATTATCTCCTCTAACTCGTCTTTGGAGTTTTTCGTTTCAACTTGGTAAGAGTCTATCACGGTGGGGAGAAGTATAAGCAGTTCGTCATTCATTTCCACGTCAGATTCGTCCTCCCTTACTCTCTTAAGTTGATCTTCGAGTTTGGCAAGGTCTGCTACTTTTTGCGTTGCCCCGGTGGTAGTTGATGGACTTGGAGCAGCTTTCAAGGTAGCTATTTGTTTAGAAAGACCATTTGAGATAACTTTTGTAAGAATATTTTTAGATAAGGTGGTAGTACCATCAAATAATTGTTTTACGTCATTAAATCGTCGAACGCTGAAGAGACTTTGGGCTATATTAATAAGGGGGCGATTCACCCCAGTAAAATCTAGTTTCCCTATAATGGAGTTAGGGACTCCGTAGTCCAGGAACATGTACTTAGCTCCTACGTCTACGCTATATGTTTGCGGAAAAGAAAGTATGGGTCTAATAACCGGATCCCCATACTGTTTCTTCATATCATCTCCTGGCATTGCCAAAATAATACAGTTATCTTTTTCTGCCCACACTTCATCCCAAGTTACATTTTTGAGAAGGGTGCACTTATTCGACAACGCTTTCTTATCCTCTACAGAAAGCATATTGACTTGAACCTGTTCGATTCTCATCTTCGTGCTTTTACCTATTAGCAACCTGTTAAGTTTGTTGAGAGTGGTCGTCAAAAACCCACTAATATGTGGGTTTTGCCCATCGTCGCCCATAGAAACATATGCGTTGCTATGCTTATCGATGAATGATGCAAATGTTGCCGCTGGGGTGGGCTTCTTGGGTGTAAGTGAACTCAATGACCCCACCATTGATGCTGCCCCCGCCCCAACCGAACCTACCGTTTTTTGGAAATCCTTCAATTGCGCACTTCTTCTCTTTTGGGCCGCTTTTTCGTGATTCGCCCAATTTAAGTAAATCCATAAGGCGGTTTCCTTAGTCGGCTCTAAGGCTACTAGGTGATTGTTTCGCGCTCGCGCAGCGAACTCTTCGTCATCAAATTGATCGAACAAGAGATCCTCTAACGCCCCGTCTTCAAGTGCGTCGGCTGCCTTAGCCCATTCTCTGAGTGGTTCCCACTCTCCATTTTTTGGTAAATCGTTCCAGAATTTGTAACTGAAGAGGGTGCCCGCGATACGCCCGGGACCCGAGGGATTCATATCAATTAAGGGGGTGCAAAATGACGGCGTCAAATTTAGCTTGACGTTGTGATCAAAACCTGCCTCTACCACGTCATATTGAGGACCTACAAGAGTATTCCAGTCCGTACTGGTTGCCCCATGCAGTCTCAAAGAGATCCCGTCTACTGGAACCGAAACGGGAATAGGTTCTAGAGTTACGCTGCTCAAGGGATTGGCAAGCTTGACGAAAGTTTTGCCGCTGATTAGCTCCGCATATTTTTCCGCAAATTTATCTTTAGGGAAAGCATATTTGTAGTTTTTATCGTTGTTTTTGTATTTCTCGAACTCATAATGCTGTAAGTTCACCATTCCAGCGTTAAGCCATATAGGGTTAATGGCGGGGTCGTCTTTCTCCTCTTGAGTAAGTTGTCGAATCTCCCCAGACTTAAGGATCATTGGCCAAAAACTTAACCTATATTGCCCACTATACTGCGGCTGCAGGGTGGAAGTTATCGCCGTGAACTGCGCTTGTGAGCGAGTTTCTAACCACTCATTCTTAATATTAATATTATAGTTAGGGGTAGTAGCGCCAATCTGCTCCTGCGCGGAGATGCTGGGGTCAATATTACTGTCTGTGAGCTGGTCCGGAGAGAGTGGACCTGTTATGGGTTCCGGACTTCCAACCGGGTTCATCTCCCACTTCATCCCAAGTGATTCGAAGACCATTTTAAATGCTTGGTAAAGAATGTGGGGAGTTACCTTTCCTACAGCCTTCTTGTCGGTTTTTGTGGGTGCTGCTAATGGACGATCCAAGAGGTCTTCGATGGCTTTGTACTCCGCATCTGAAAGGTCGCTCGCGGCTACTTCTTCCGGGGCTTGTAAGTCGGTCTTCCAGTCTTTGAGTTGCTGATCAATTTTGGTTAGTTTGTCAGCTTCGGCTAGGGCTTTAGCCACTGAATATACTAGATGATCTATGCTATCTGCATATGAACCTAAATCCACCGCAGGGACGCATTGAGGATAAGTACTTAAGTAATCCGCGAAAATCTCAGTGAGAATAGCAGATGGCTTTTTTAAGGCAAATTTACCACCCCCTCCGCTCAGTTCATAAGACGCTTGTGTACGTGCTACATACTGTCTATTATTAAAACGGGGATTGTCTTTTGTGTAAGAAAATGTATCAACAGCATGAATTTCAATTACTCTGTCTGCTTTCTCAGACACCATATACTTTAGGCCGTTCATTCTACATTTATGGATTCTGGAAAGACCGGACTGCGCATTCGTTCCATACCCAAATCTTATGTATATTTCAGGCAGCGAACCATATTCTGGGAGAGCGCCTTGCCCCGTAATAGCTTCCACCGCGTTCCACCGCGCTTCGCGTTCACTATCGTCTTTGAAAGTATGGAACGTAGATACCTCGGAGGGGAATAGTTTCGAGTAAAATCCCATCAATATGGTCTCCAACTCACTGGTAGGGTTTAGAACTCTAATCCGGTAGGAGGTACGGTTCGGTGATGCTACATCATACTCAAAAGACTCAAGTACACCCCTTAAGTTCATGGGGTCCGATAACCCATAAAACCCATTCTTGAGGGAGATATCCCCAGACAACTTGTTGCCTCCTTCATCAGACGACAAAAGATCATCTCGGTTTAACGACATGTAAACTGCCGCAACCTCATTAGCGTTGTACGCAGCTGTGTTTGCCATTTTATAATTGTGGAATAAGAATTTGGGTTCCCGCTTTCAGGTCTATTTCATAATCGTATACATTATTTGCCTCAACAATAACCCACCATAGAAGTTCGTTACCATATGCAGCATAAGCTAACAAATCAGGACGACCTTCCATATTGTTAGGGACTAAGGCAACTTTAGATCGTTTAGGTTCTTGTAGTGAATTTACAAAACTTCTATATCCTTTAGATTGTCCTATATCTGTTATAGTCTTTCCTCTATGAGAAATAACTGTTCCTTGGAAAATATTTTGTCTATCGCCGTTTAGTGTCATTCTCCGCCTCCCAGAGTCTCGCGCACTTTTTGACCGTATACATTAGAATCGCTCACAGGGTCTATGGTCCCTAATTGCATAATGGAGTCCCAGCCAGGAAGGTCACCCCCTATTTCCGGATCGCCCCATAAGTTACCATTGATATTCCGCATCTCTTCAAGAGAGAGCGAGACTTTTAGCCTCTGCGCAGTAAGAGATTTGGCGTCGTAGCCTGCGTTCTCTACGGGTTGTATTTTATAGTCAGTTATAATACAAGGAGTAAAATTATACATAGTGCCCCATTTCAACTCTACAATAGGAGGTCCTTTTACTGGCATCTGTTGTGTGCCGATAACTGCACTGCGTATATTATTAACTACTTTCTGGAGTATTT